TGCATCTGCTGCGGCCGGACCGTATGGCGGTAATCGCCGGTAAAGGCACAGTGCCAATGGGCTATCGCTATACAGTGGGTGATAAGACGATGGATTTTCCGGTGGATCGCATTACCGGCAGGTCGAGCGTGTTACACCTGAAAAATTTCCATCCGCTGAATGACTGGTATGGACTTTCGCCAATCGAAGCCGCGGCTTACAGCATCGATCAGCATAATAACTCCGCGGCATGGAATCAGTCGCTGATGCAAAATGGCGCAAGGCCAAGCGGCGCGCTGGTGGTGCGCGGGGAATCAGGAGGTTCAGCCACGCTCTCGGAAGATCAATATACACGCATCAAACTGCAAATTGATGAGCAGTTTAGCGGCGCCGCCAATGCCGGAAGGCCGCTGCTGCTTGAAGGCGGGCTGGACTGGAAGGAAATGAGCTTATCCCCCAAGGATATGGATTTCATTGAAGCGAAAAACTCTTCCGCGCGCGATATCGCGCTTGCTTTCGGCGTGCCACCGCAGCTGCTCGGCATTCCGGGTGATAACCGCTTTGCCAATATGCAAGAGGCAAGGCTTGCTCTGTGGGAGCAAACAGTGATTCCGCTGATGCAGGCGACCGTATCAGCCATCAGTAGCTGGCTTTCGCCTTATTATGGTAACGGGCTTGAGCTTATTCCTAATACTGACGATGTTTCGGTGCTCGCGCTTCGTAACCAGACGATCTGGGACCGTGTGGAGAAAGCAACCTTCCTGACGGAGGACGAAAAACGTGCCGCCGTTGGCTACCCACCGAAAAATCAAACCATCTAATTGATTATACCCCCCACTATATTGGGAGCATCCATGTTTATTGAGCATAAAATCAGCGCCACCATGCGTGAGCGCAAGGAACTTGGCTTTCCGCTTTTTCTGAAATCACTGGATGAGCAGGGGCGCTTTGCCGGTTATGCCAGCGTTTTTGATCACGTGGATAACCAGCGTGACCGTGTCGTCAGCGGCGCTTTTTATAAAACGCTGCAAGGGCGCGTCAGTAGCATCAAGCTACTGTGGCAACACCAGCAAAGCGAGCCGATCGGTATCTTCGAGCGCATATTCGAAGATGATATCGGGCTTTATGTCGAAGGCCGGTTGCTCCTTTCCGTTCAGCGCGCGAAAGAAGCTTATGAACTTCTGAAAGAAGGCGCTGTGAGCGGCCTTTCCATCGGCTATTCACCGGTGCGTTACCAGATCGATCCTGAAAGCGGTATCCGCACGCTGCTGGAAGTCGATTTATGGGAAATCAGTCTGGTGACCTTTCCAGCCAATAGCGCCGCGCAGGTGACCGTCGTAAAATCTAAACCTAGTTCTGTGTCGTATGAAGAAGGGGCTGACTACAACGCCTCCATTCGCTGCGGCCATTTCATTGCCCTGTCAAATTCCATCGACCGGGCGATTTTAGCGCTTCAACCCTGAAGCAATCATTCATCACCTAAGAGGAAAATATGAGTATTACCGAGATTACCGACCGCGTGTCGGCACTGGGCAATGCATGGGAGCAGTTCAAATCTGTGAACGATGCACGCCTGAAAGAGATTGAGCGCAAAGGTCATTCTGACCCGCTTTACGCCGAACATCTTAGCAACATTAATGTAGCTATGGATAATTATAAAAAGCGCCTTGATCAAATCGAGACGGCCTATAATCGCCCCGCGCTTGATGTGGCGAGTGACGGCTATAAGTCCCATAACAACGAAGGCGGCGAATATGGCAAAGCCTTCCGCAACTATCTGCGTAAAGGTCTTGATGCTGGCCTCGAGGCGCTGCAAACCAAGGCGCTTTCAGTAGGTTCTGACCCTGATGGTGGCTACCTCGTGACGCCGACCATGTCGTCGAAAATCATCACCGCTATCTTTGAAACGTCGCCAATGCGACAGCTTGCTTCGGTCGAAACCATTTCGTCTGATGCGCTGGAGTTGATCGATGATCATGATCAGGCAACTGCCGGATGGACCGGTGAAGTAACCGCCATTACCGAAACCAACACCCCGACACTTGCTAAACGTAACATTCCCACCAATGAACTTTTCGCGCAGCCAAAAGCAACGCAAAAACTGGTGGATGATGCGGCGGTGGATGTCGAGGCATGGCTTGCCGATAAGATATCGGATATCTTCGCGCGCCGTGAAAATACCTCGTTCATTAGCGGCAATGGTGTGAACCAGCCGCGCGGTATCCTGACCTATGCGTCCGGCACGCAGTGGGGGCGCATCGAGCAGATCAATTCCGGAACCAACGGCGCCGTGACTGCTGACGCGATCATCAACATGTTCTACGCGCTTAAAGACGGCTACAGCAAGCGCGCCAGCTTCCTGATGAACCGAACGGTGGTGCAGTCCGTTCGCCTGCTGAAACAGACTTCCACCAACCAGTATCTCTGGCAGCCTGGACTTGCCAGCGGGCAGCCGGATACCTTGATGGGGGTACCTGTATATATGGCCACCGACATGCCAACCGCTGCCACGAACTCGCTCTCAGTTGCGGTGGGTGATTTTAAGGCCGGTTATCAGATTGTGGATCGCCGTGGTATCCGCATTCTGCGTGATCCGTTCACAGAAAAACCGTTTGTGAAATTTTATGCCACCAAACGTGTTGGCGGCGATGTGATTAACTTCGAGGCCATCAAGCTGATGCGTCTTGCCGCTTAATAAAAAGGAAATCAACATGAGAGACTTACTTAGAAACGTGCTGGCCAGCCAGCACTTCAACCCAGCTAACTCGACCGTGACTCGTACCTCGACCACGATTGATTTGCAGGGCTACAACAGCGCGACGGTGGTATTTGCCATTGGTCAGTCCGGCGATACGCTTTCAGAATCAGAGTTCTGGACGCTGAAACTGACCCACAGCGATGACGATACCACCTATGTCGACGTGCCGCTTGCCGACCTGCTTAATACGGCGCAGACGATTGTGATCGATGCTTCGGCAGAAGATCGCACGGCTTACAGCTTCGGTTACCAAGGTAGCCGTCGCTACCTGCGCGCTGTTGCTACACCAACCGGTACCCATTCGGTGGGCACGCCGATTGGTATCATCGCGCTTCGTGGAACTCCATCTTACGCCCCTGTGGTTTAGGGACAACGGCTACGGGCTAACCCCCGTAGCCGCGTTTTTTGCGGCTTATTTGCAACATGGTACAGATAAAAAGACCGGTTTTTTCGGGCTATTTTGGTAATTTAAGCTTTTCTTAAGCCACTTGACCTAGCGTCGTCATTAAGTTAAGCTATTGAAACTTAATTGCAAGGTGTGCCGTGACTAAACTCACCAAGACTGAACAGATCATCGCTGAAAAAACCGTTTGCATCCTGCTGGTGCGCGGCGAAAACCCAGATGGCGGCAAGATTTACGCCTATGTTGCGATTCGCGCCGACAAGCTGGAAGCATTTATGGAAGCTCAGAAACAGGGCACATTCTATCCTGAGGACTACGGCATTATCGTTGAATCTGGTGAGGGTGAACCTACTGATGAGATTAAGGCAAAAATGACGAAAGAATATGGGTTTAACCATGAAGCTATGGTTGATATCGGCAGCACCGAGAAAGCCCATGATATCTCGAGCAATATCTCGAGTTTTGTCAGTAAACCTGAAGAATCATAACCTGATTTGTGACAGTTAACATTTGTTTGTGTTAAGTCGCTGACGATATTCACAAAACCGTCATATTTCTTTTTTTCGTTTGTGCTATCCTAATTGAGTACTCGTGTGTGCTGAAACGAGGTTGGATTGGGCGCGAACGGACATAACTCTGCGGGGCATACCAATGGTAAATCAAAATTTGCCATGAGAGTTGCTGGCTTTGTGGATAGCCCATCCTTCAAGGAATCTGGTGCCTTTGTTGCTGCTGAAGGCGTCTCGATGATTACTTCATTGGGTGTTGTTGCCGTGCTTGATCAGGTTGCTTCCAAGCCACTTAAGTCTGCAAGCAAGTTTTTATCTAAAACTATCATTGAGCCGCACATTGAGACGCTGGAGTCCATCATCGGCAGGTTATGCAAACTAGATGAGTGTAAGGTTGATGAGAGTAAATCCAAGTCTGAACGCGCTGAACGCCTTGCCCATATCACGATAGTTTTCAGTGCTGCCTGGGCTATCAGTATGGCCTTTAAGATGGTTACCAGACATTTGCTAACCAAAGACATTCCAGAGCATAACCCGCATAGTGCAAAGTATCGGCCTCATCCTGATGACAAAAAGTTTTTAGGGATGAGCAGGCACGAATGGAAGCTATGGGGGGCTGATGAAGCTGTGCATTATGGCTCATTGTTGCTGCTCAATACTGGAGCAGCAAAACTAACGGATGAAATGATACGAACCAATACAAGAATCCTGACAAAGTGTGGATTATCAGAACAAAAGGCGCATGAGCTTTCTTCCATGGCATGGATCTGGGAGTTTCCTAACGTGCTGGGTGCTGCTGCTGGTATTGGTGTCATATCAAAATACAATAATCACAATTGGGGACAGAGCGTCTCGAAGTAACACGGCCATGATTTAGGCCATTCTTTCCTATTTTTTGGAGTAATTATATGCCGGTTCTGCGTAACCGCTTGCTCGCGCGCGTCATCGCGCCGGCCAGCGAACCACTGACACTGTCTGAAACTAAACTTTACCTACGTGTGGATCATGGCGACGAAGACTCATTTATTGCTGATCTGGTGACGGCTGCGCGCATGGTTGCAGAGCATTGGATGAAGCGCTCTTTGATAACACAGAGTTGGAAATTAGCTTATGATGATATGATTGATGATGATGTCTATCTTCCGATGGGTCCAGTCATTGATGTTTCAACCGTGACAATCGTAAACCGAGACCAATCAACTGAGATTGTCGATACGGCACTGTATAGCCTGAATGCCGCCAAGAATATTATTAGACCTGAAAGTACCATACTAGGGTATCGTATCGAGATCGAGTATGTCGCAGGTTATGGTAGCGCAGCAAGTATTCCAAAACCCATCAAGCAAGGATTGTTGGCGCATATTGCTCATATGTATGATTATCGAAAGGGTGAATACGATACGGTGATTCCAGACGTATCCGCAAGACTATACATGCCGTTTCGTGAGTTGGGTTTGTAGTTTATCTGGCGAGTTCTGGGATACGATTTCGATTCATGATTGAAAATGCAAACAGCAATAGCTGAACGTGTTGTTTGAATTTAGCTATCCAATCCTGAGATAGCGCGATACGGCAGTTTGCACAAAGATCTTCAAGGAATTGTAAGGCGCTATCGAAACTGAATGTCTGTAATGCTTCGATGAAGCGCTGTTTATTGTTTAGTGGGATTTTTTTTGCGGTCAGGTAAACGCCTTTGTACAAGTTGTGTAGGGCCTGATACCAGGGTTTATACGCTTCAGAGTAGTCCCCTGCTTTTTCGATAACTTCTTCAAGATAATACTCAACCCTAACAAGTGTGGGTTGGTAAAGTTGTAAAAATTGGTCAAATACTCGCTGCGCGCCTTCCTGGTCGTCTTCATGAAGAGGGGGGGGTATCTGGTCACTCTCGCTCATGGTTGCAATCATACCAGAGTTTCATGACAGTTTTATGACCGTGTAATGGTTCATATGGTTAACACTCGGAGATAGATATGTCGGTACGAAATGGCTCGCTCATGGTTGTTAAAATCGGTAGCGGAACAAATCCTGAAATTTATACAATATTGAATGGGGTAAAGTCCGCACAACTTGTTTTGAATAATCAATATTTAAATGCGTCAGATGTTAATTCGGGGGCATGGCGCACCGGTCAGAATTCAGGTGGAATTCAATCAGCAACTATTAACCTTTCAGGGGTGTTTACTGATAGCCAGTCCGAGCGGACTATACGGCAGAATGCTATTTCAAATCGAACGAGCAGCTATCGATTTTATTTTAGCAAGGGCGACTATATGGCCGGCCTGTTCCATATCTCCAGCTTTTCGCTACAAAGCAGCGCACAGGCCATGGAAGAATATACGCTGAGTTTGCAAAGTGCAGGAGAGCTGACGTATAATCATTCCTAAGGGGTAACGACGTTCTTTGAAATTGAGCTAATATAGAGTGCGTAGCTTTCTCTCAGCGAAGATAAATTGGCTGGTTCACAGCTGGTTTTTGCATACATCTCGCGGTAAGAACCACGCGCTGCTGTCAGTATATCGTATTGAAGCCTGCCAGGTGCATTCACAGATGCCATTTCGACGGCCAGTGCGGACATGATGATATGATAATCTGCAATCTGGGCAACCTCGCATTTTCTTAAAAAGAAATGAGTGACCAGAATCTCTTCATATCTACTCTTAATGGCATCAAGTTTTGATTGTTTATCGCTATTGAGTGCAGATGAGTCATACATCTCTGAAATTGGGTCACTGGATTTTGTTTGAATATTGCCCTTTGGTTCTGCAAGCTCAACGGGCGGCGGATTGTTTATGGCAGCGAGAATGTCATCAACCTGCATCTGAGAGGATTCTAGCCGCGCAAGATCAAATCTGGTTTGCCTGAGATGTGTATCGTAAACTATGATGAATGCGGTATAAATCAGTAAAACAGCCAGTAGTTGAAGGCTTCTGCCCCAGGCAAAACGGCGAAGCGAGAAGGTTGAATCAATTTTTTTTAGGGCCTTATTTTGCTTGTAGTGAACCAGCACCATTATGGCTGGTATCAATAGCAGCAAGAGATACGTTTCTGTTTTATGTTCAAACATCAGGGACGAGTGGCAGGTTCTAGGTTTGAACAGCGCAGTTCTACGCTTCCAAATGAAGCTTTCTCAGTGCGCAGCCTGTCAAAAGAAAAGCAACGATACTCTATTTCCAGTTCTTTATCGGAGCAATCACTGGAAGTCGTAATCTTTAGGGTCTTCTCGTTGGTAGGCACTTTGCAATCTAATTTGCCGGCACATAGCGATGAAACAATCTCTTTAACATTGTTTTCAAATAGATTTTCTGCATTGGGATATCTATCCAGGCAATTCAAGCCAAGACTGGCCCGGACGATAATGATTTGGTAGGCGCTTGTCTCTGTTTTAGGCGGCGCCTGCTTGGGGCGATCTGGTTTCTGAAAAGCCTGCCATGCAATGAAAACTGACAAAATAATGACAGAGATCGCGATGAGATGGGTTTTAAACGTCATGCCCTACTTGTTACCCTCACGATGAAATATTTTCAAATGGTATGAATCAATCATGACCGAAGAACGAATATTTTCTAGCCTGGCTGAAGAGCTAACAAGCGTTAAGAGGCAGCTTGGTGAATTAGAAAAAAAACAACTACGCATGGATCGATTGCTTGCACAACAATCGCGTACGATCACGGATTTAATTGAAAAGATAATCGCTTCAAGAACAGCCGGTTGGCCTGATAATCGCAGTTCTGGATCAATCCGAACCAGTCAAGGGCAGGGGCTGGCTGAAGCTGTTTTTGCCATTTTGCGCGCCATGCGACGGAATATTTAATGCATTAACCTTTTATTTGCGATTTTGATGTGTGGAAATATCATTTAAAATCAATTGTTAAATCGATCCTTCTTAAAATTGACATATTTCTGTCAAAGAAGATCGCCGCGTCACCAAAATGTCATAAAAAACCCATAGAGTACTAGGTGCTATCGTTGGTATACTGTTAATGGCTGAAATTAGGTTTTTCAGCAGTATAGGGTAGTGACATCGTCATGGCGTACGATTCGGAAGAAGGCGATTATTCTGGCAGAGGGCGTTTTGATCAAACGTCTGACTTCAGCACGACTGTCATCAGCAATGATGGGCGCTTTCTAGGGGTCAAGCTATCGCAGGAGATGGCTTCACAGCTGCGTACATTCTACCCCGCGCTTCTAGACTGGGCTCGCAGGCAAGGCGAAAAAATAACGGCTCCTACGGCAACCAAGTTTGCCAAATCCGTGCTCGGTGCCACCGAGCATGAAGCGACGAAATTCGCAGGCAAAACAACGAATGCAGTTGGCTACGGCATCATCCTCAGCAACCAGCTGTTCGATGTTGGCGGCAATGTCTATGATTCAGTTAATTCCCTGAATGACTTGCGCCAGGCCGTCAAGCCGCTTCACGGCGCCGGAGCAGGATCTCAGGTTTCGCCGCTGAGTGGTGATAATGAAGTAGTCAGCAATGCTCGCTCAAAAATTAAAAATCTGTTCTGGAGCAGGCTCCTTCAAACTGCGACGGGTACGATCGCGATTGCCCCAGCTCTTATGAGCAAAATCGGTGAGCAGAAAATCAAAAATCGTGAGCGTGAAGAGAAGCTTGAATTTGAAAGAATTAAAAATGATCCCGACGCGCTGTCCGAGTTTATATCAAAAGGTGCAGGTGATAAGGCTACTCAGATTGAATCAGAAGTAAGTGCCAAAGCGCTTGAAATAGCGATTGAGAAGCGTCGTGTTGAGTATATTAACAAGTATGAAGCCTACAAAGGAACAAATTCGGCAAGGGTTACTGAGGAAATTAAAAAAGGCCTAGAAGTAACACCGGATAATGTTAGAAGAAAACTAACCAAGCTGCGCGAGTATGGTATCGATACCAGATATGCAGAACAGGTTATTTATCAAGCGAAAGCTGATAAATCCAAGTTAGAGCAGGCACTAAAACAAGCTTCGGAAGAATTAAACAGAACAATTGCAGAAGAATTGCCGGACATTGTTGAGCAAAGAGTTAAAGCAAGTTTTGTTAAACAAAACGGTGCGTTTGATCGTGAATGGGAAGAGCATGGTGGCTATGACAGAAATAGAAAGCCAACCATAAAAGATGAAATCGAAAGTAAGTACCGTAAACTTGAAGAAAGTTCTCGCGAGCACGATGAGGACGGCCATCGTGGATATGGCGGACACAAACACAATGAGCCAACGGGTGAAATAGCCAAAATGGCTGCGGGTCTTGGTGCTGGTATTGTATCAGAACTTTTCAGCAATAAGCTGGTTGGTAAGAAGCTTGAAAAATATAGTGACCCGATTGCACTTGATCGCATTCTCCACCTTCGCCGTGTGCTAGAAAAAGCCAAGGGAGATGCACCGGAAGCTGTGCCTGATTTCAAAGGTGGCAGCGAAATGGGTTATGTACGTTATGTGCATGAAATCTTCCAGGAGCATCAGCGTGATTGCGGCCGCACCGAGATTGGGGCTCGTTTCAGTGAACAGATGGATAAAGCGCGTTGGGATGATGCCGCGATTTTCCAACTGAAGGATGAAGAGCTGAATCCATACGAGTTTGCAGTTCGTGCGATTGCAAAACGTATCAAAGATGGCCGCATGGATGCCATTGCCCTGGTGGAGCTGGTGGGCAATAAAGGCCAGAAAATTGTTCGCGATGACGGGCGCAGTTTTGGTCCGCTGGGCATCGGCAAAGATGATGCGGCAGTTAAAGAAGCGCTGAAGAAAATTATTGATGATAAATCAGCAAGGCTGCGCGTTGAGCAAAACCAGACCCAGGCGCAATTCAATGAAAAGTTGGGTGATTTTACATTTAATATCGACGATTTAAAACGTGCATTGGATGATAAAACCCAGGACCCAGAGCTTCAGGCGTTTTTGTTCGAAGTGTTCAGCCAGGTTGTTGGCAGCGATGACTTGCTAAGCAAGAAGCTTGGTATGAGCAAGGAACGTATATTGAAGCTTCGTAAAGACAGCGATGCGGTGTTTTCTGAAAGTTTAGATGGTGTTGTTAAGGTTCTGGCCGAAATGCTGGAGAAGGAACCCGATAAACTCAAGCAGCTGATTAAAATTACCGATAAAGAACAAGAACTGATTGCAAATTATGCCGTTCAGCTTAATGAAGGCAAGCATGTCAGCGATATCACGCCCAATCGTGAAGAGAGAAAAGCGGTCGAGACGATAGTCGCTAATGCTCTGATGACGATGAATAAGCCCGAAGCCACACCAGGCTTCTGGAGCAAGGTTGTTGCTGCTAGAAAGTCAATCATTGAGCCCAAGAAAAACAATGATGTGGTGCAATCGCTGGTAGCAGATAAAGAAGAAGCTGCAAGCATGGCTGATCGCGTCACAAAGCGGCGCAGCCGTGGCCAAGAACCCTCTGAAGAGCTTATGGGGGTTTAGCGCATGACTTATTTCCACTATTACGCGACAACCAGCAGGAACCTTGACAGGGTGCTGCAGTATGGCGTGTATCCTGTCGCTCAGACAGCAGGTTATCTGTTCGCCAGGCATCTTGGAGTAAAAGATAGTAACCGTGTTGCGAGTGATTTTGCACGCTTAGTAAGCGCAGGGCTTTATTCTGGCTTGACGACTGCCTTCTTTGGAATGGAGTCTGAGCTTATCGATGCTAACGCAAGAGAAGCGGTATCGGTCGAAATGGGTGTTGACCCTAAAAAATTAGAATTTTCTGATTATAAATATTCTAAAAATACTATTGTTTCTAAGGCCTATGAAGACATTATCAGGTTACAAAAATACCGTTATGGCACGGATATGCTTTTCCTGCTTCCAACCATACTGCGTATTGGTGTGAACGGTGCTAATAAGGCGGGGTTTTCAAAAATATCTTGGCCAGAGGGCAAAAGCTTAGAAACTAATCCCGATGATCACGGTAAATTTGACCATTTACTTAATGGCCATTTGGGCTGGAACATGTCGGTCTATGCAGGTAAAGCGGCATATTGGGCAGGCGAAACATTCATGGTTCCCAAAACTGGTAACTATGAAGTGGTGAAGCTTAGGGAAAATCTGCAATCCACCGCAAAGGATATCACCGCTAATGATCTTTTTGCTGTTTATCAGCGCACGCGTAGCGACAAGAAATTAAAAATTATTGAAAATGATAGCCCTGACGAACATAAAGCCATATGGCCACTTTTACAAAAAATGGCTGATGCTTACAATCGGCATGATGGCAAGTTTGGCATTTCAGAAATTGTTTACCTAATTGGTCTTGGAAAGATTAATATACATGCTCCTGATGGTGAGACAATTAGTGAAGATGCAATCAAACAATCATATATTGAAATAGAGAAGGTGGAAACCATTGGCCTTCAAGGTATTCGTGAAGAAAACCACCGCCGTCGCCTAATGGAAGGCCGCGGTGAAAAACACGAAAAGAGCTTTGTCGACGGATTGGTGGATGGTGCATTTAACACGGTTCAAAAAATACTTCGTAATAACCCCAGAGACCACGTTCGCAAGATCAAGACAGAAGAGTATGTCACAGTTCGTGATCCTGGTGAGCTGACGAACTGGAACTATAGCATCAACAGGTAATTATGACAGTTTGTTACATTGGTTCTTAAATTGAGGGTTAGCTGTTTGAGGTGTCACAAATAATTAACAGAACCGTTATGGGAATCAGTTGTTTAGTGCGCTATAATGAAATTATCGAATAATTAGATTAGGTAAGCAAGTGGTTGGTACAGAAGTATTAAGAACGGCAGATGTGGTGCTAGACGCCAAAAAGGCAATGGATGCTAGCCACAAGGCCGCCGCGCTTTCTGCGAGGGATCACATCTCGCAAACGGGCGGGATGACGCTTAATGCTGCTAAGGGCCTGACCGCTGAACAAAAAAGAGCGAGATACGCCCTTGAGATTGAAGCGAAACAATATGCACCAACCGCAGTTGATAAGACCATTGGTTTTGCCGGATCAATCAGTAGTGCGCTTAGTATCATTCCGTTTTTTGGGCTCGGTGCGCTTAACATCGTAGGTAAGGGCATAGGTTGGGTCGGCAAAAAGGCGGGTGTTAAAGGTGTTGAAACAGCAGGCGGTAAAATCAGCGCGCCTGCCGAATGGCTCAACAAAAATGATTTCTCGACCCTTGGACAAAAAATGGGTATTGGCGAAACCGCAGGCCGTGTTTCACAGGCAGCGGCAGATGGCACTGCTAAAGCAGCTGAGACACTTGGCGTGCAGCGATTCGTCGGCAATCGTATGCAGGGCAAGGCTTATGGAAAGGCTCATCGCCATTTCCTGGACGCAAAAAAGCATGCAGAAAAAATTGATCTTTCCGCATTACCAGCGGATATGAGGACGGATTTTGAAGTCATCCATGAACATATGAGTGGTGCTGCTAACGTCGGCGAGATTGAAAGTCACTTAAGAAAAACCGCCTCTGTTGCTGCGCCCGTTGAGGTGGCTGCTGGCGCTGCTGGTGCAAAAGAATTTGCTGAAGTGACGAAAGCTGCAAAGCCAACGCTTAGTGAAGCGATCGCAAATGCAGAAAAACACATGGAAGCAATCACTGCCAAGGGCAGTACCGTTTCCAGAGAAGCGGCTAAAGATTTCAAAAAAATGCTCGGCTCTACCGGCAAGATGACTGATGCTATCGGTCATGTTGGTGGCTGGAGCAATGTGGGTAAATCAATTCGTGATGTGCCTGGTAAGCTTGCAAAAGCCCCCATTGCGCACACGATGATGAATGGCGCGTTCGTTGCTGGCTCTGCTGTTTCCATGGCGGCTGATGCACGTTCTGCGCAATCCCAACTGCGCATGGTAAAAGAAATGTATGCAGATATGACCGGGCAGTCTGCCGCGAATATTTCTATTGCGCGTGTTTTGCTGGGTAGCGTACCCGAGCCTGTTGCGCGTGCGCGTAAAGCACTCGTCGGGCAATATTTCCTTAAAGGCGCTGCTGATACTGCCAATATTATCATTAACACCAAGCAGGCTATTAATCATAAATTCAGTATCGCTAAAGCCATGATCGGCTTTCTGGGTGCGGAAGCTGTTTCCCACGTGGCGGACGGTATGGTCGCGGATCATACGGCAGAAACCTATGTTGCGTTCAAGCAGGCCTATCTTGCTTCTAAAGCTACTGGGCAGCCGCTCGAAGCGGCGCAATATGCTGAATTCATTGGCATGGTAAGCCCTGAACTGGCGAAACGCGGCGGTGGTCGTAGCCGTTTTGCACAGGAGATTGGCACTCAATACGCTGAAGCTGGTTTGGACCCCGCTGCGATTATGAAAGAGATAGCCAGTGGCAAGCTGATGGCGCGCGTGCATGGCATCATTGAAAAAACAGAACAAGCTAAGGCAGCTGAACCCAAGGCAGTTTCTCATGCCGCCAGTGTTCGTGGGGATGTTGCTGCTCGCACTCATCGCCCAGTTGTTGGCAAGCATACCCATGATGTTGTAGCAGCTGATCAAACTGGATTGCAGCCGGGAAGGGCATAGGCAATGGTTGAAGAAGTCAAAAATGTTGCAAAAGGGACGTTTGGTAAATTTGGTGGTGTTGCCGTAGATGGCGCATTCGTGGCATGGGACACTTACAGTGCGATTAGCCAAGAGAATAAACGCCGTGCTGATTTGGCGCGGCAGTTAAGTCGCTCTAACCTTGAGATTGAAGCTAAGAATAATTCCGCACTAAAGGCAGAGTTGGAAGCGCTTAATGAAAAAACCAGGGATGCGATACGCAAATCTGTTGTAGGGCTTGGCGGCGCTGGTGTTGGTGCAGTAGCTGGTGCCAAAATTGGTGGGGCTATCGCTACTTTTGCGATTCCGGTGCCCATCGTTGGAACGATTACTGGTGCTACTGTTGGTGGTATTGTTGGATCCGTTGCCGGTAGCTTTACGGCAACAGCGGCTGATTCAGCTATTTTTGATAAACCGAGCAACAGTGCGTTTGCAATTAAGGCAAGCATTGAAGAAGATATCAAATCCGGCGCAGGTGTCTCGGATGTTAAAACTTTTGCATGGCTTGCCAGCGGATTACCAAGCGATAAACTGAAATTTATCAATGATCAGGTGAAAAAAAGATCGGGCGGTGATGTATCAACACTCGAAGAGGCTGTAAGCAAGGGGCGAGCGGACGTCTTATCACAACTTGCTAATGAGCCTGCGATTGACGAACTTCTGGGAGCTAGTCTTGGACTGAACCCTATTCCAGGCATGACAACATCTGCCCAGATTGCGCAAATGCTTAATAACGGCATGGATCCCAACGTCATGATGCGCTCAGAATGGCGTGTAGCACTGATTGACAAGATGAATGCAAGCCAGATTGGCATGATGATGCAGCAGGGAATGGATGTCAGCTCACCAACTGGTGACCCATTGCCAACCATGCGTCATGATGGTGGCAGGGAAGTTCCAGGCGGCGGTCACCGTAAGTCGGGCAAGCCTGTTCGCGTTTAGGCGAATATTTTCTATTTATTTTTGGAGTTTTTATGGCGTTTGTGGAAGTGCGCTTCCCAGCGGATATCGCTTTTGGTTCCGCCGGCGGCCCTGAATATAATACCGATATTGTCATTACCCAGGGGGGGTATGAGCAGCGCAACATCAACTGGTCGCAGGCGCGCGCGCGCTATAACGTGGCGCATGGCGTCAAAACACAAGCACAGCTTGATGAGTTGATCGCCTTTTTTCGCGCGCGTAAGGGCAGGGCGGATGGCTTCCGTTTCAAAGACTGGACGGACTACAGAGTAACCGGCCAATCACTAGGCAGCGGTAATGGCACCAAGACCCAGTTTCAACTTGTAAAAAGCTATATAAGCGGTTCGGTCACTGAGAGCCGCACTATCAATAAACCTGTTGCGGGGACGGTTGTTGTTTACCTAAACGGCGTGGTTCAAAATCCATCAACCTATAGTTTGAACACGACTACCGGCATGATCACTTTTAATACTGCGCCGGCAAATGGCGTTGCCGTTATGGCTGATTTCGAATTCGATGTGCCGGTGCGCTTCGATACTGACCGCTTGTCTGCGACGATCGATACCTACGCCAGCCATAGCTGGAGCGATATTCCGCTCGTTGAAGTTCGGGTATAGCTATGAAACAGATTTCCTCCGCTCTCGCCGCGCATATTGCTGGTGAGGTGACCACGCTTGCAACCTGCTGGAAGCTGAAACGCCGCGATAATGTGATCCTCGGCTTTACTGATCTTGACCGCGACATCACGTTTGAAACGGTGCTTTACAAAGCGGCCACCGGCTTTACGCCAACAGCCATTGAAAGCACCGCTAACCTATCCGTTGATAACCTTGATGTGGAAGGAATGATCTCAGCAGCCAGCATCACGGAAGCGGATATTCAGGCAGGCCGTTATGATTTTGCGGAGATTGAGATATTTAAGGTCAATTATCTGGATTTATCGCAAGGTGCGCTCAAGCTTCGTAGGGGCTGGCTTGGCGAAGTTTCGCTTCATAAGCAGCATTTTGTCGCTGAAATAAGGGGGCTTACGCAGCTATTATCTCAGAATATTGGCGAGCTTTATTCACCATCTTGCCGCGCTAGCTTTGGCGATACGCGCTGCAAGGTCAATCTTGCAGCACATACAGTGAGCGGCTCCATTACGAGCCTTGTATCCAACCAGGAGTTTCGTGATACGGCTCGAACTGAGCCATCGGGCATTTTTAGTTTTGGCGTCATTACTTTTACCAGCGGCGCGAATCAAGGGCTTTCAATAGAGGTTAAGGAGTATGTTTTAAGCGGCGGCAGCGGAAAAATAACCTGCGCGCTGCCCATGCCGTTTAACTTGCTGGCTGGTGATAGCTATCAGCTAATCAAAGGCTGCGACAAGACGGCTAAAACATGCCATGAGCGTTATGACAATATCATCAATTATCGCGGCGAGCCCAGTGTCCCCGGAATTGACAAAATGCTTGAGACTGCTGGAACGAAAAGTAGCTGGTAGTTAATGATTTGGTAATGGTTTGGTGTCTTATATTAACCATGAACATTTTAAAGAGTTTTTTTTCAGGAGCCATCTCTGTATTACAGGTGACAAGCGCTCCAATGCTCTATCGATACCCTTATCGTAATTCGGGTGAAGGGCTGCGTTCGGATTGGCAGCGAATCAGCAATGATGTAGAAAATATTATGGGCAAGTTGAAATCGGAAGCTGAGCATGGAAGAGACTGAAAGACAAGTTGAACAAAAATTCGACCGACCATACAAGACAGGTGGTTACCGCCAGAATGGTGGTAAGGACCGCGTGCAAAATCGTACCGTAGAAATATTGCCGCATCCCGAAGTGCTTGAAAGCTATAACTATGTGGTAGATGGCTCAGCAAAAATGATCCTTACTATGTTTGAGATCGAGCAAAAGCATCGCCACGAATGGGAAATGCAGGCGATTAAAGTGCATAGAACTTCCACAGTTCTCGGACAGATCCTTGGTTTTTTGATTGCCGTATCGATCTTTATCTCGGCAACCGTGATTGGGATGTATGGCCATACCACCATTGCTGCGACTATCTGGGTGTTTGGCATGTCGATTGTAGTTATGGCGGGTATGGTGTGGGCTTATGCCAAAAGCATGGGGCAGCGACCATTATTTGCTCGCCCCACGATGCGCACCCATTTCCGGCCGCAAAAAGAACGCACTCAGGAATTACCTGAGACCGATTAAGTATCCACCATGAATCCATCACATATTGTCCACACCGCGCGTGGCTGGCTAGGCACGCGTTTTCATCATCAGGGACGCCTGAAAAAAACCGCAACGCATAAAGGCGGCGTAGATTGTTTGGGGTTAATCGTAGGGGTGGCTAAAGAACTTGATTTAAGGTCGCTGGATGGGCGAGAACTTGCCGACTATGATGAACAGAATTATTCACACTATCCTGACGCAGATCACTTGTTCTCCAGACTTACTGAGTTGCTTAGGCCGATTAAAAAAGAAGAAACACAGCCGGCAGATATTATTTTACTTAACATCGATTCCCATCCCCAGCATCTGGCAATCGTGAGTGATTTTGAGGCTGGCAAGGGCATCATTCATGCGTTTGCTCCGGCACGCAGCGTGGTTGAGCATGCGCTGGATTCCTACTGGGAGCAAAAAATAGTCAATTGTTTCAGACTGAAAGCGTACAACAACTAAATCAAATTTAAACCTAAGCTTGAGTTAATTTCATGGCATCAATTATTTTGAGCGCCGCAGGTTCTGCTGTCGGCAATTTGGCCGGTCCTGTTGGCGCTTCCATTGGCGCGCGCATCGGGCAGACCATTGGTGGTATTATTGACAGGAACATCATCGCCGGAAAAAGCCAGATCAAAACGAGGGGGCCTCGCCTTGCTGATCTTGGCGTGCAAAGCTCAACCTACGGCAAGATGCTGCCCATCATCTATGGCACCTGCCGTGTTGGTGGTAATATTATTTGGTCGCGTCCTATCAAGGAAACGGCCACCACCTCCACCAGTTCCGCTGGTGCTGGTGGAAAGGGTGGTGGTGGCAGGGTGTCGCAAACGACGACGACTTATAGCTATTCGGTTTCCTTAGCGATAAGTGTCTGCGAAGGCCCTGTGGATGCTGTCTTGCGAGTTTGGGCTGATGCCAAGCAACTTGATCTTTCAACCTACATTACACGCATCTATTTAGGGGATGAAACTCAGCTGCCAGATAGCTTGATTGTTGCTTTTGACGGGGCGGATAAAACACCCGCTTATCGCGGCCAGTGTTATGTGGTGTTTGAGGATTTCCAGCTTGCTGAATTTGGCAACCGCATCCCTAATTTCACGTTTGAAGTTAAGCGCAAACTGCTCACGCCAGATTACAATAATGAAACGCTGGAAAACATGATCAATGGCATGGTCATGATCCCCGGCGCCGGTGAATTCGTATACGATACCCAGGTAGAGTATAAGGTGCCCGGCACCCAAACGGGATCAGGATGGGTGCAGCAGGGCAACCAGCAGGTTATCAACATGCAAAACTCAAACGGGGTTGCCAACGCGCTGCTTTCGATGGATCAACTAGAGGAGACGTGCCCTAATGTTGACTGGGTTGCTGTGGTGGTTGCATGGTTTGGCGATAACCTGAATGCGGCTACTTGTACGGTAAGGCCTGGGGTTGAATACCAGACCGGCGCGATCACCAGTCCTGATTCATGGCAGGTCGCGGGATTTAATCGCTCTAATGCACGGCAGATCACGCTTATCAATAACTCACCTCAATATGGCGGAACGCCTGATGATGACAGCTTGGTTCGTTATGTTACTGAGCTGCGCGCGCGCGGGTATAAAATCTTGTTTTACCCGCTCATCTTCATGGATACGACCGGAAAACCATGGCGCGGTGAGCTCACCGGAAGCGCGACGGATGTTACAAGTTTCTTTACTAAAAACGATGGGTATAACGCCTTCATATTGCATTATGCCAATTTGCTGGCAACGCGCGTGGATGCTTTTTCCATCGGGTCAGAAATGAAAGGGCTGACAAAGGTCAGCAGTACTGTTGGTGTTTACCCTGCGGTTAATCAGTTCGTGTCGCTGGCAGCAAGCGTAAAGTCGATCGTTGGTACGAGTGTCAAAGTGACCTATGCGGCGGATTGGTCTGAATATCACCACACTGATGGCGGCTGGTATAATATGGACCCGCTTTGGTCATCTTCCAATATCGATATGATCGGCATTGACGCTTATTTCCCGCTCACCGATTCTCCGAGTAGTGTGTATGACATCGATCAGGTAAAGGCTGGCTGGACCTCAGGGGAGGGCTATGATTGGTATTACAGCGATCCCGCCCGAACGATCCAAACGCCTCTTGCCGCCCCTTATGCATGGAAAAATATTAGCTGGTTCTGGAATAACACGCATATCAACCCAAACAGCGTGGCTACTTCATGGGTTCCGCAATCCAAAAAGATCTGGTTTACCGAATATGGTTTCCCAAGCGTGGACTGTGCGACTAATCAACCTAATGTTTTCTTTGACCCCAATAGCGTCTCCAGTGCGCTACCTTATTTTTCAAGAGGCCGAATAGATTTCAGGGCCCAGCGTACCGGACTTATTGCAACGGAACAGCAATGGAAAAATTCCAATATCGTCGAGCGTATGTTTGTCTGGACTTGGGACGCGAGGCCCTATCCCTACTGGCCTGATCTGCTGAATGTATGGAGTGATGGCGCGGCGTGGAAAACCGGTCATTGGGTGCAGGGTAAACTTGGTATTTCTAGTTTAAGCGCGGTCTTAAGTAACCTATGCCAGAAAGCCGGTCTTTCGCCTAATGACCTCGCGGTGAATAAACTAAGCGAACAGGTTGAAGGTTATGTCATCAACACCCAACAAACCGTTCGTGAATGTATTGAAACCCTTGCGCAGGGCTTCTTTTTTGACTCCGTGGAATCTGATGGGCTTTTACAGTTTGTTCCAAGGGGGCAGAGCTCGTCCATGAGCATCAATGAAAGCGAGCTTTTAAATCAAAATGATGAGCGAAGTGAGTCTCGCTTTAAAATAATTCGCGCTCAGGAGGTCGAGCTGCCAAGGCGTGTTAATATCGTTTACTTGAGCCGCATTGCAAGTTACCAGACCTCAACCCAGTATTCCCAGCGTGAAATCACCAGCAGCAAAGAAAACCTTACGATTGACCTGCCAATCATTTTTTCCGACCAGCTCGCAAAGAATATTGCAGATAGCAAGCTTTACACAGACTGGGTGGCGCGCCTCGAATATGAATTCAGGCTGCCGATGAAATATGCCGCGCTCAATCCTTCTGATGTGATTAATGTTCAAGTGTCCGGCGTTAATCATCGCATGCGCTTGCTCTCAACGAGGTTGCAGGCGGATGGTGGGATTCTGGTGAGGTCGGCGGCGGATGACATTACCGCTTATGATTTTTATTCTGTGCCGGGCTCCTCAAGTCAGCCACCAGGCCCTAATCCGGTGATAGCACTCACCAAGTTGGAGCTGATCGATACAGCAGCATTTCCCGTTGATGAGTTTGATAAAGGCGTGCTTCGTTTCGCTGGTGCTGGATTATCAGATGCATGGAACGGTGCTGCCGTTTATCGCTCAGATGATGCTGGCGCTAACTATAATCGTATTGGCGATATTGCCGCGCCTGCCGCCATGGGAACCGCGATATCGATTCTTCCCGATGGTCCAACACAACTATTTGATGAGAAAAACAATGTTACGGTTAATCTGGTCGGTAATGCTACATTGCAAAGCATTACTGAGTTTGCCGTACTGAACGGCGGCAATATCGCTTTGCTTGGTGATGAATTAATTCAGTTTCGAAATGCTGTATTGCTAGAGCCGGGTAGGTATCAATTAAGTGGATTGCTACGCGGTAGGCTTGGTACGGAGTGGGCGACAAGCGGCCACTTAGCTGGTGAACGATTTATTCTCATGGATGGGCGAGCAACCCGTCAACTCATGCCCACTAGCTTTATCAATCTATTAAGGCAATACAAGGCGGTTAGCTTTGGAAATACTTTAGGTGCTACCCCAGCAAGTGATTTCACCTACACAGGGGTAGCCTTAAAGCCATATAGCCCTGTTCATATCACGGCTATTCGGGATGGATCAGCCAATATCACGTTAAGCTGGATTAGAAGAACTCGCCTGAGTGGTGCGTGGCAAGACTTTGTGGATGTGCCGCTTAATGAAGAAATGGAGAGCTACGAGGTCGATATCATGAGTGGCTCGAATGTTGTTCGCACCCTTGCCACTACAACTTCAACTGTCAGCTATCTCGTATCCCAGCAAATTGCTGATTTTGGCAGTGCTCAAGCGTCAGTGACAGCTAGGGTCTATCAGCTTTCAGCAACGATTGGGCGTGGATATGCAGCTATAGCAACAGTCTAGCTACCCCAGCAGTTTTTTCTTTTGCTGCTGAAACTCCTCTTCGGTGAGGTAGCCTTTTTCCTTTAGATCGGCGAGTTTGGCGAGCTGCGACGCAATATCCGTTGGTGCAGCGGGCCCTGCGTGCATTCGCGCATTAGCCTGTTTGGCAGCAAACATGGCTTCTTCGGTTGCTTTCACAAACGGCATGATGGAGCTTTTGAGCACCAGCCGGATGGTAAAGGAGCTGGCCCCATCCCATACACTGATTGAGCCGAAAGCAATTGTGAATTCATGATCGATCGATTGGATGCGTTCCAGCGGAAACTGAACCTGACGCAGCCCAAAGATCATGCCACGGTTTAGGAAAATCAAACGCCGGTTAGTGCATACACCAAGCCAGGTGCTGCTGTTCATGATGCCGGATGTGACGGCTTTGACAGATTCATCATTTTCCAGAATCTCAGGCAGCGCGCGAATTTCCTTCTCTGTCCAGAAGATATATCGGCCCGGGCAGGCGGCGATCTGGCGTTTGATTTCAGCAAGTGTTGGCATGGGGCAACCTCCAATTCACCCATCATAGGCAAAGCTTTACCGAAATAAAATCATTTTTAAGGAGTAATTTTATGGCAACTACCAGCCACCTTGGACTCACTCTGGTTGAGCAGGCGCAAGCGCAAAAAGAAGTGACCGTGAATCAGGCATTCGTCCGTATTGACGCTTTGCTGAATACCGGCGCAAAAAGCCGCGCTACGAATACCCCGCCTGCTTTGCCTGCCAGCGGTGATTTATATATTGTTGGTACCAGCCCCACTGGCGCATGGGCAGGACAGGCGAAGAAACTTGCTTATTTCGATCAGATTTGGAAATTCATATCGGCCGGCGAAGGCATGCTCATCTGGGTGAATGATGAATCACGCAGCTATTATTATAATGGTACTGATTGGTTAGGCGTCGTTGGTAATGATTTAAGTGCGCTTGAAGCATTATCAACCACAGGTTTTGCAGCGCGCACGGCAACCGATACTTGGGCAACACGCTCCATCACCGCCGGCAACGGCATCAATGTCGCTAATGGAAATGGCGCCTCTGGAAATCCAATCGTTTCATTTATTGGTGGATTTGAGGATCTAGGCGATAGCGGAATTATCAGCCCAGCAAATGGCGAAATAATGGCTTATAGTGGTGGTTTGTGGCGGAACGCTAGAGGCATCGCAACGCTATTCTACAACACCCAATCCGCCACTTCTTACACGCTGGTTTCTGCGGATGCTGGCCGTACCATCTATTGCACAGCAGCGACAAGCATCACCTTAACCATGCCAAACAACTTCAGTGTTGGTTATAACTGCAACATTATTCAGGCAGGCGCCGGACAAATCACTTTTACGCCAGCTTCCGGCGCACTTCGCAGGAATCGCCAATCGCATACCAGATCTGCCGGTCAATGGGCGGTGTGCCAGTTACAGGTTGTTGGTAATTCAGGTGGAAGCGCGGCGGAGTATGTGCTTTCAGGAGATACGGCAGTATGAGCGAAGAAAAACAACATTGGACGGTTGAGCGAAAAATCCCGATCGCTGTTATTATTGCCCTATTCATTCAGATGCTCGCGGCTGTGATATGGGCAACGGAGCTCGCAGCCCGAGTGGAAACCATCGAGCAGCATTTTTTAAGCAGCAGCGTTGCCAATGAGAGGTTTGCCCGACTTGAGGAGCGTCTTGAGTATATTCACGAGAACGTGACCATTATCCGCCGCAAGCTGGATAAGACGAATTAGTAGTGGTGGGCATATGATGCAAATATCTCAGGTTGGTATAGATTTGATCAAGCGTTTTGAAGGCTTTGCTTCTGAGCCTTACTATTGCCCCGGCGGAAAGCTGACTGTGGGTTATGGTCATGTGATGACAGATGAGGAAGCAGCGACTGTGGAGCGCATTACAAAAGAACACGCTGAAATATTACTCAGGCAGGACGCCAAAATAGCCGAAGAAGCTATCAATAAATTGGTTTCCGTAGCAATTAAACAAAATCAGTTTGATGCACTGGTTTCGTTTGTGTTCAATGTTGGGGGGCATGCATTTGAAAAATCAACCATGCTTAAATTATTGAATAATAATGATATTGGCGCTGCCGCCAGACAATTTGATCGCTGGGTGTATGCCGCAGGTAAGAAATTGGAGGGGCTGGCAAGGCGCAGGGCTGCTGAAAAGGCTCTATTTTTGGGTGATGCTGATATTTAACAGAATTGTCACACAAAAATAGTCGGGTTTTAGGTATATTGAGCCATCAACTTTAATCATGGGAGTTAGTATGGCAGAAGAACAAAAGAATCCGGTTGCGAAAATTGAAGGTGGCAAAGTTGTACCTAGCGCTGCAGCTGATGCTGTTCAGGCTCAGGCAATTGCTGATGCAGAAGCAGCAGCTGGCATGGCTGTGGGTGGTGATGTTGCTTCGATGCAGCAGGCGCGTGATGCCGCTGCAGCGGCGGGTGCGACTAATGCCGTTGCCAATCTGGATGCGGCCATAGCTGCTGCGCCACAACAAACCGGTACCTCTAACATTCCGCCAGTCGTCGCTGCTGCAGCTGAAAAAGGCATTATCACTACTGCACAAGCTGAGCAGATTGGGCAG